ACCATACTGAGCACCTGCAACAGCAGTTGTATAGATGGTACGGATAACTTCACGGTTGATTTCAGCAAGAATCTCTGTAGAAAGAATGTTGCTCAATTCTGTTTCAGCATCCAAGCCATGGATTGCTTTCAAATCTTGAGCAAGTTCTAGAGAGTATTCGGCCTTCAATGCACGTGATTGAGCAGTTACAGTAACTTTCTCAATGCTGAATGCCATTTGGTTGAACATACCTGTAGAGGTATCTGCACCAAGACCTTCAGCTGTGCTTGTTGGCATACCGATACCTGTTGTGAAGGCGTTAGCTGTCAAGTCGCTGATTGGGTTTGTCTTAACGTCTGTGGTGTTGTTACCTTGGAAACCGTATGGGTTTGCAGATGAACCAGCACCAGAGAACAATGTGTTAGCTTCGTTGAAGAATGCTTCGTTGCTGTTGCTTGGAGCGCCAGACATAGCATTGTAACGAGCACGCATTGCGAAAATCAAGCCTGTTGGGCCTGTCATTGGCTGAACGCCAGCAACATCATAAGCGATCAAATTTGGAAGAGCACGGCGAACCAAGCTGATCAAAATAGGATCGTAGTTCTGAACACCAGAACCAGTAACGTTGGTTGGTGCAGCAGAATATGTTGTTTCGTTCAACTGCTGAGCAGCAGCTGACATTTCACGTTGTTGATTTTCCAAAACAAGAGCTGTAACAGCTTTCTTGTATGGGTCCTTGATGGCTTCAAGTTCTGGATGTTCCAAAACAGGTTGCCATTTCTTTTGTAGTTCTTCAGTCATAAACATGAGGGATACTCCTTGTTGTTTTAATAATGGTAAATTTTATTTATTTTACCAGAGTTTTTGAGATTGATTGTGCGGCTGCCTGAATCAAAGGATCAACAGAAACTGGTTGTTTCTTTTCTTCTTCGATTTCGACTTCCTCTGTCAAAGCAGAACTTTCAGCAACTTTAACTGGTTTCTGTAGGTATGCATCGACCAATGTTTCCAGTTTTTGTGCGAATTCTTCTTCAGTAGTAAACTCAACACTCTCTGCGAGTGATTTTAGTTTTTCTACTTGAGTCTGCGTTAGGCCCTCACATACTGCATGTATAGCCTCATTCTTTTTGTGTTCGTTCAGCTCTTTTCTCATTTGAACAGCTGATTCGATTTGTTCATTGATTTGGTCTGTCAGTTCTTCAACTTTGGTTGTCAATTCTTCAACAACATCTACCTTTTCTTCAGGAATTTCGATGTAGTGTTCTTCGAACAGACCTTTCAAACCTGTGATAAAATCTTCAACGATTTCAGCACGTAGACCTTTTTCGATGGCCAATTGGTTTTCTTTCATCCATTCTTCTGCCATATAACCAATGTAGCCATCTAGTTTGTTGGCCAAATCTTCTGTGATTTCTTCCACAGAAGCTTCGAATTCTTCGTACAAAGCTTCTTCGATGTCTTCTAGAATAGCCTGTGAACGTGTAACAACGGCTGCTTCAAAAATTGTGGTAGCCTTTTGTTTGAATTCTTCAGATAGGTTTTCACCAGAAAGAAGAGCGTCAACATCAGCGTCCATATCTTCTTTCATTTTTTGTTTCTTCATCATTGCCTTGATCATTTTCTTATCTTCGGCAGCATCTTCATGACCTTCTTCGTTTTCTTTTTCTTCGGCAACTACTTCTTCTTTTGTTTCTGATTCTTCAGCATAAGATTGGAATGTTGCGCCAGGATTTGCTTTCATCATTTGTGGAGCAAGTTTGGCTTTGATACGGTCACGAATTGCGTTGTAGTCTGTTGCATCAGCTTGTACAGCTTTGTGTTCTGTGCCTTGAGAATCTGCTGGGCCAGATAGTTTTGCTGCTGGTTGTGAACCGACTGGAGGTGTTGCGCCAGGAGGTGTTGCTGATGGAACGCCTTTGGTGTAATCACCTTCGTCATCGTCTTGTTTTTTAACTTCGCCGGCAACTTCACCAACATCTTTTGTGCCATAAGCAACTGATGTAGGTAGTTTAGAAGGTGCATCTTTGTGGCCACGAGCAACTGAAGCATCAAAGGTTGATTTTGCATCTTCATTTATAACTGCTTTAGCGGCATCTGTCAGATTAAATTTTCCCATTTTGAGAATCTCCTTGTTTTTATAATGGATATTTATAATTAAAGTTTTTTGATGAAGTTTTCGAATATTTGTAGACTTACTTGTTCAATCTCTTTACGAGAAGCTTGACGAATTTGTTTTTTAGCTTCTTCGTATTGAACTTCTGTCCATCTTCCGTCGACCAACATCCATTCTTTACCTTCCATAATGCCTTGAACGAATGCTCCAGGCGCAGAAGGATCTGCTACAATATCTGCCGCTGTGGCGAGATGAAAGTCATCTTGAACTATATTAACACCGTTGACTGTTTTCAAAGAACCCATACCTCTGGAAGATACACCTAATTGTGCGCCACCTTCAATAAGATTCTTTGCAATGTTACCCATTGGTGTTTCAAGAATTTTAGCTTTGCCTATCCAATCACTTCCTTCTTGACGCAAACCCACGATTAAGTGAGAAACACGATCTAGGTTGATTGACGGTGTATCTGGATGTCCCAATTCAC